GCTCGCCACACACGCGACATGAAATCCGTTACTTACTGCCCGGTTGCCCGTCTCGTCCTGTGCCCAACCGGGCCCCCACTATCGGGCAATGGCACCGCCCAAGCCGTGGACAGCTGCCGAGGTCGCCCGCCGGCACGAGATCCTCTCGACCGCGCACGCAAAGGGCATCACCCACAAGCAGCTCGCCGAGGGCGCCGGGCTCCCCAGCAATTCGGGCCAGGTGAAGCTCAGCCGGTGGATGCGCGGCGCGGCGCACCTGGGCGACGATGTCCTCGCGCGGATGGAGAGCCTGCTCAAGGGGGGCCCGACCCCGGTGCACGCCGGCCCCGCCGGCAGCGCCGTGCCAGTGACCGACGAGGTGGTGCGCTCCGAGCTCGCTACCCTGGACGAGGTGGCCGGGGTGCCGGATCCCGACGAGAAGGATCCGTTGAAGGCGCTCGCGAAAGCCCATCGGAGGTCGGCCGTTGGGGCGCTGGTGCGGCTGCTGGTCTCCGCGAAGAGCGAGCAGGTGAAGGTGCGCGCCGCCGAGCTGCTGCTCGAGCGCAGCGATGGGAAGGCGATCCAGACGGTCATCGACATGACCCCGAAGCCCCCGGCGACGTCGGAGGAGCTCGTGGCCGCAATCCAGAAGGCGATCGACCAGACCAAGAAGGGCCCCAGCGGTGTCCCGCCCCCCGCGAATCGTTGAGGCTGCGGCGCTGGCCGGCGGGGCCCAGGCGCTGCACGACGCGCTGACCCCGGGGCAGCGGCAACTCCTGGAGTACGACTGGTCATGGTGGCAGCGTCCGTTGGAGCAGGTCGGGCCGCGGGAGTTCCTAGGGCAGGAGGAGCCGCCCGGTCTCTGGACGTTCTGGCTGGTGCTCGCCGGCGCAGGCTTCGGCAAGACGCGGCTCGGAGCGGAGTGGAGCATCAGCAAGGCACAGAAGCACCCTGGCTGCAGGCTGGGGCTCATCGCGGCGACGGCGAAGGACGCCCGCGAGGTCATGTGGGAGGGAGAGTCGGGGATCTGGGCGCGCTGCCCGCCGTGGTGGAAGCCGCGCTTCAACGTCACCGACCAGTGCATCGAGTTCCCCAACGGCTCGCTCGGGTTCCTGTACTCGGCGGAGGTCCCCGAGACGCTCCGAGGCCCGCAGCACCACTTCGTGTGGTTCGACGAGCCGGCGAAGTGCAGACGTCTGCAGGACACCTTCGACCTGATGTTTCACCGGCTGCGCCTCGGGACGCATCCACAGGGGCTCCTGACGACGACGCCGAAGCGGCTCTCGCTCTTGCACAAGCTCGTGAAGGACCCGAGCACGGTCATCACGCGGGGATCGACGATGGACAACGCGGCGAACCTACCCGCGGCCTGGTTGCAGAAGATGCTAGACGACTACGGCCAGACGACGCTGGGCCGCCAAGAGCTGTGGGGTGAGCTCTTCGAGAACCTTCCCGGAGCACTCTGGCAGCAGGGGTGGATCGACGGCGCCCGGATCTCGCAGGCCCCGGACAAGCCGGGCGAAGTGCTCGAGTTGCTCGCGGCGAAGGGCGTGAAGATCCGGCGCATCGTGGTTGGGCTCGACCCGGCGACGACGAGCAAGGAGGAGTCGGACGCATGCGGGATCTGCGTCGCTGCGCTCGGGACGGTGGACGGGAAGGACCACGGCTACGTGCTCGAGGACGCCACGGAGCGAGCCTCGCCAGACGCGTGGGGCCGGCGCGTGGTGGACCTGGTGCGCAAGTGGAGAGCGGACTGCGTGGTGGCCGAGACGACGATGGGCGGCGAGACGATCCCCGCGATCATTCGGCTCATCGACGACAAGATCAAGACCATCGAGAAGGGCGGCAACCGAGGCAAGAAGACCAGGGCCGAGCCGGTGGCGGCGCTCTATGAGCAGGGGAGGATCCACCACGTCGGGATGTTCACGGCGCTCGAGGACCAGATGTGCCAATACACGCTCGACACGAAGAAGAGCCCCAACAACCTCGACGCTGCGGTCTACGCCCTGGGCGAACTACTGCTGCACGGCGGGCCGGGGTACTTCGCCGCGATCTGAGCCTTCGAGCGTTGCCGCAGTCCCAACCGGCCCGTGACCTTCGGCACCATGGGACGCTTTCGAGACGCTTGGCAGGCGCTGACGCAGAAGACCGCGCCGGCCGGTGGCGGTGAGATCGGGTTTCTCGGCCAGACAATCGCCGGTCTACAGGCGCCCAGGAAGGGCCAGAAGGAACTGCTCGACGCCTACCGGACGAGCCCCTTCATGCGCGCCGTTACCCACCGGATCGCTTCGTCGGTCGCGGGGACCTTCCGGCCACGGCTCTACACGGCACCAGTGGGCGATCCAGCGCGCAAGCGGATCGTGCGCCACCCGCTGCTCGACCTGCTGCGATCTCCTACTCCCCACATGCCGGCGCTGATGGTCTGGAAGCTGGCGCAGCTCTCGCTCGACCTGGTGGGCAACGGTTTTCTTGTGATGGATCGCAACGCCTACGGGCTGCCGATCGAGTTCACCCCAGCAGCGCCGCACTGGGTGATCCGCTACCCGACGACGCCCACGCCGTACTTCTGGCTCTCGGTCTACGGCATCTCGCGACAGGTCAATCAGGAGGACATGCTATGGCTGCGCGACCCTGACCCACTGAACCCCTACGGCCGAGGAGTCGGAACCAGCGAGGCGCTCGCCGACGAGATCGACACCGATGAGGCAATCAGCAAGCGGGTCAAGGGCTTCTTCTACAACGGAGCGCTGCCGGACTTCTTCGTGGGCGCCGAGGGCGCAGGCGAGGAGGAGGCGAAGCGCATCGAGGAGACCCTGCGGGCGAAGTACGGCGGCGGGCCCGGAAAGCAGCATGGTGTCTTCTTCACCACGCGCAAGTGGAGCATTGACAAGGTCGACACCAACTTCAAGGACATGGACCTGGTGAACGTCCGCAAGTTCGAGCGCGACGCGATGATCTCTGTCTACGGCGTGCCGCCCGAGATCTTTGGCGTGCTGCAGAACTCGAACCGGGCGACGGTGGACGCCGCTTATTACCTCTACGCGAAGAGCGTGCTTGTCCCGCGGCACGAACTGCTCTGTTCGGAGATCCAGGAGAAGATCGTTCCGGAGTACATCGAGAAGATGCCGGAGCTCGGCGAGGAGCTCTACCTCGAGGTTGAGAATCCGGTCCCCGAGGATCGCGACTTCGTGCTGCGGGCGATGGCCACCGGCCCGAGCGCGTTCACCAAGGGCGAGCTGCGCGAACTCGCGGGGCACCTTCCTGGTCCCAACGCCGAGGAGCCGCTGAGCAATGGCGACCTGAAGCCGCTAGGTCCGAGCACCCCGACGCAGCTGCCCCCCGGCAAGGGCGGCGACCCGGCCTGGACGCGCGACGTATTCGGGCGAGGCAACGGGTCGAGCGGGCACGAAACTCCGACCGTTTGACGGTGGCTTGCTTGCGCGTTCCTCAACCGGCTCAGGACCTTCCTTGCATGGAACCGATCCTTCGGCGAGCGAATGGCGCAGCGATCGAGAAGTCTGACGCCGGCGGAACGATCACCGCGATCCTGTCCACGTCCGATGTCGATCGCTACGGCGACGTCATCGAAGCGAGCGGATGGGTCCTGTCAAACTACGCGAAGAACCCGTGCCTACTCTGGTCGCATGACCGCTCGCTCCCGGCGATTGGTACCTGCGAGAACGTGCGCATTGAGGGCAACGCGCTCAAGGGGGAGCTGAAGTTCTCGAAGGCCTCCGACTTCGCCAAGCAGATCGAAGCGGGTGTTCGCGACGGGACCGTACGCGCAATCAGCGTGGGATTCTCGCCCATCGAGTACGGGCCGAGGAAGGACGCCGAGCACGAGTACGGCCTGCAGTTCATCAAGCAGGAACTGCTCGAGGTCAGCGTCGTCAACGTCCCCGCGAATGCCTCGTGCGTGGTCGAGTCGAAGGAGTTCCGAGACCAGCTGGTGCAGAAGGCCTTTGGTGCTCCGCGCACTGCCCATGCCGTCTCCTGCGAGGTGCAGGTCGACGACTCGGCGATTGACCGAGCGACGGCCAAGGCGACGAGGCTCGCGGAGGTCATGGAGCGGCTCAAGGCGGCGTCGAAGGACGACGACGAGGAAGAGACCGACCAGGACGAGCCCGACGCCCACGAGAAGCTCGTGAAGATGGCTGAAAAGTGCGTCAGCCGCTGTCACAAGATGATGGCCGCCGCGCACTCGCTCACCGAGCACGCGCACAAGATGAAGGCGTCCGCGCAGCCCGGGAACGGGCCGCCCGCAGGAACCCCCGCGACCGACGACGACAAGACTGCGCCGCCGGTTCGCCAGACCTACGACCCCGCGCTGCTCGCCGCGGCGGTCAAGCAGACGCTGGGCGAGCGCAAAGACTGAGGCGGTAGGCCTCGCAACCGCCGCCTTGTGCGGCACGAAGGAGATGCAATGGCGACGGAGACTGTCATGCCTACCGACGAGAAGGGGCTCGCAGAGCTGCTCTCGAAGGTCGCGAAGGACGCAGCCGAGAAGGCCATCACCGCCATGAAGGCGGACCGGACCCCGGCCACCCCGACCGGCCAGGCCGTGCGCGATGCGGCGATCGGAACCCCCGGTCTCGAGACCGAGACGGAGATGCGCGACGAGAAGAACCCCGGCATCAGGGTGTCGCGGTTCATCGCGACCCTGGCGCTCGCGAACGTCCACCAGCGGACGCCCGTGGAGTACGCCAAGCACCTGGCGAGCCACGATCGGCGCTACTCCGAGATCGTCCCGCACATCGAGAAGGCGATGAGCGCCGGCGTCGGCAGCGAAGGCGGCTACGGCGTGCCGACCCCGCTGTACGCCGACTTCATCGACCTGCTCCGCCCCCGCGTGGTCTGCCGCGCGGCAGGCGCCACGGTGATCCCGGTTCCGAGCGGCGTCCTGAACATGGGGCGCATGGACAGCGGCGCTACCGCGACGTACGTCGGCGAGAACGTCGTCGGCAACGCGAGCCAGCCGGCGCTCGGTCAGCTCCAGTTCTCGGCGAAGAAGCTGCTCTGCCTCATCCCGCTGAGCAACGACTTCATTCGCCGGGCTCAGGCGGGCGCCGAGGCGATGGTGCAGAAGGAACTCCGGGCACGCGCCGCGATCCGCGAGGATCTGGCGTTCCTGCGCGGCGATGGCGGGAGCAACACGCCCCGCGGCCTGCTCAGCCTCACGGCCGCCGGGAACCAGATCGCGCAGACCGCGGTCCCCAGCCTCGCCAACACCCTGCTCGACGTCGGCCGCCTGATGAACCTGCTCGACCAGGCGAACACTCCGATGATCAAGCCGGCGTGGGCGTTCCACCCCCGCACCAAGAACTGGCTGCTCACCCTGCGCGACGGCGTGGGCCGGCTGCAGTTCTACGACGAGATGATGCAGGGGAAGTTCTTCGGGCTGCCCTACTTCACCTCGACCCAGATCCCGATCAACCTCACGCCCGGGACGACCTCGGAGATCTACCTCTTCGACGCCAGCGAGTTCCTCATCGGCGATACCATGCAACTCCAGGTCGAGGCCGTGAACGGTGCCGCGTACGTCGACAGCACCGGCACGCTGGTCTCCGGCTTCTCGGCCGACCAGACGGTGCTCAAGCTCGTCTCCGAGCACGACACCCTGCTCCAGCACTCCACGTCCTGCGCCATCCTCACCGGCGTGACCTGGGGCGCCTGAGCCTGACCCGTAGCCGCGGCGGGCCGCCTCGATAGTCGGGGCGGCTCGCTCGGCAAACCGAACCGCACGGGCCACCGGCCCACGAATCGAGGATCGACAGATGGCAACCCCGAAGGATGTGGGCCACGGGCTGCAGTGCGTTCCCGGGCTGACCAACGGCTGGATCGCCGGCGGCGCGAACGAGATCGAGAAGACCAGCGCGGTGATCGACCGGGCCGGCTACAGCTCGGCGAAGGTGATCGTCGAGTGGAACGCCCAGGCCGTGACGGACAAGAAGAAGCTGACGATCGTGGTGAAGCGGTACCAGTCGAGCGACAACTCGGCTTGGGACGCCGGAACGGTGATCCTCACGAGCGACGTCTTCACCGCGGCGAACCCGACGCTCGCCGGCGCCGGCCACTCGGTCGTCAACGAGAACTTCGACGGGATCACCCGGTACGTGAAGTACTCCGTCACCGGCACCCTGAACCAGGGCAATACCGACACCGCCTCCTACGGGCTGATGATCGTCCTCGGCGGGGCCGCGACCGAGCCCACCACGCTGTAATCGCACCCGGGCCGACCGGCCCTCGCAAGGAGCAAGAGATGGGTCTTCCCAAGGACGTCGGCCACGAGGTGCAGGAGGGAGTGGGCCAGGCCTACTACTGGACCTCGGGCGCCGGAGAGACCGAGCAGACGTGCGCGACCGACCGGGCCGGCTACTCGAGCGGCAAGGTGATCGTCGAGTGGAACGCGCAAGCGGTCACCGACAAGAAGAAGCTGACGCTTACCATCCAACGCTACCAGAGCGCCGACAACTCGAACTGGGACGCTGCCGAGGTGCTCCAGGCGGCCACCGACGTCTTCACCGCAGCCACCCCCGTGCTCGCGGCGACTGGGCGCTACGTGTTCAACCAGAACTTCGACGGCGTGAAGCGGTACGTCCGCTACGGGGTGACGGGCGTGCTGAACAAGGGCAGCGTCGACACCGCGAGCTACTCGCTGGCCATCCTGCTCGGTGGCTCGGCGACTCTGCCGACGACCTAGCCGAAGACGTTCGATGGGAGGCGGGGGCTCCGGTCCCCGCCCCTCCTGTGACCGGAGGTTGTCCATGCGGGCAGTCAGGGTGCTTTCCTACCAGGTCGGGCTGAACCCGGGCGAGGTCGGCCACTTTCCCGACGAGGAGGCGGCGCGCCTGGTGAGGGGGCGGCTCGCCCGGTACGTGGACGAGGTGCACGCGGTCCCGCCGCCAGGTGCGATCGTGACGCCGGAGAGTCCGCCAGAGCCCAAGGCCGCGGCCCAGCCGCCCGCGGAGGAGCCGAAGGCAGGCATGTTCGGCAAGCGCAGCCGGAAGTGAGGTAGCTCGTGGCTCTCGCCGCCAACGCGTTGACGACCGCGGCCACCGTCGCCGGCGAGCTCGGCCTCACGCTCGACAGCGGCAAGCAGTCCGCCATGGAGCGGTTGATCGGCGTCGCAAGCTCGGCGATCGAGAACTACTGCCGGCGCCAATTCGGGAACGCGGTCCTCGTCGGCGAAGGGTACGTCCCGCGGGCCGACTCGCCACGCCTGGTGCTGAAGCGGACCCCGGTTCTCTCCCTCCAGCGGATCCAGATCGTCCCTCCTCTGTCCACGGCGACTCTCCTGGTCCAGGGGATCGACTACATCCTCGAGGATGCCGCGGCCGGGTTCGTCCGGAGCGAGATGGGCTGGAGGGCGGCCGACTACGTCCCGGCCGGCAGCTGCAGCCAGGACGGGATCCCCAACACCAGCCCCTTCTCGGTCTTCGTCGACTACACGGCCGGCTACGTGCTGCCCAAGGACGCGATGAGCGCGGCGGCGGCGTGGATCGTCGACCACGACTACCTCCAGGGCGCGACCGTGGCAAACGGCGGCAACTGGTATTCGTGCAAGACCGGCGGCCACTCTGCGCTGAGCGGCGGGCCCACGGGCACCGGGGCCGACATCACCGACGGGACGGCGCACTGGACCTACCAGGGCGCCGGAACCGGAGCGGTCGACCAGACGCTTCCCCCCGACCTCGAGCAGGCCGCGATCGACACGGTGGCCAGCCTGTGGCGACGTCGAGGGGTGGACGAGCGGGCCTCCGGGTTCGACGCGTCGGGCAACTGGCACGAGAGCCCCGACACCTGGGGGATCATCCCCAAGACGGCGATTCCGCTGATCAACCGCTACGCGCGCTGGGTCTGAGGGCGCGCCATGGGCATCGAGATCGAGGGGCTCAACGAGGTCCTCGCGAAGTTGGACCAGACCGCGAAGGGTTTCGAGGAGGCCACGAGGGCGGCGGTCTACGGCCAGGCCCTGGCGCTCGACGAACTGGCGAACCGCTCGGGCATGGTTCCCCTTCAGACGGGAGCCCTGCGCGCCTCGCACTACGTGACGCTTCCCGACAGCGGCGTTCAGCCTGTCTCCGAGATGGGCTACGCGGCGCCCTACGCCGGGTCCGTCCACGAGCGCGAGGAGAACGTCCACTCCCGCGGGCACGGGACCGTGAAGTGGCTGGAGAAGGCGCTGAGCATCTTCTCGAACGCCCTGGCGGTCCGCCTGAAGGAGTCGATCCTGGCGTACCTGGCCGACGGCACCACCTGCTCGTCTCTCTCCGGCATCGCCCCGACGACCCCCGAGTACGCCGCCACGGCGAAGGCCGCCAAGCGTGGATTCACGCGAGCGCAGGCGAAGCGCGTCCGCGAGCTCAAGAAGAGCGGGGCGCTCCACCTGGTGAGGCGCTGGGGTCGGAAGGGGTAGAGCATGAGCATCCTTGCACCAGATGACCAGGTCGTGGCGATGCTCACGTCGGGCTCGACGGCCGTGTCCGGCCTGACGGCCGCCACCGACGCGGATCCACCCTTCGGGGGCAACGTCATCAAGGGCCCGGTCCGCGAGGCCGGGATCGAGCAGTCCGTCTGGGTTATGTCCCACGGAGGCCCCGAGCACTCCAGGCTCTACGGCGGGCAGGACTGGCGCAAGAGCGTGGTGCAGGTCCGCATCCGCAGCGACCACTACCACTACACCGACGGGATCGCCTTGGCGCGCGCCGTGCGCGATGCCCTCCACTGCCCGAGCTCGCCGCCCACCGGCTACGTGCTCATCCGCGTGCGCGAGCCGGAGCCCAACTACATCTCGACGGACCAGGAGCAGCAGCACCACTGGTCGCTCAACGTCGAGATGATCCAGATCATTGCAGCGCCGGTGTAGCACCTTGCCGACTCCCCAACCGGCTCGGGACCTTGGATCTCGTTGAGGGCATCTCTCCCTCCAAACGCGAGGTCTTTCGATGGCAGCCAACGCTGGATACCTGCAGGCGGTCAAGGTCGCAACGTCCGACACGGGATACGCGACGCTCGAGCTCTGCACCGATGCGCCGCTCGCTCTGGCCCGCGACATGGCGGACACCACCGCCTACGGCAGCATGGGACGGACGCGGACCGCTACGCTGCTGAAGTTCAGCGGCTCCTTCGACTTCTGCTACGACAACGGCGCCACGAACCAGGGGCTCGTCCGCACGGCGCTCTCCGCCGGCTCCGACCTCTGGATCGAGATCCTCCCGGACGGCACGCACGGCGCGAAGTGCTGCTGCAAGATCGAGAGCATCGACTACAAAGCGCCGGTCGATGGGGTCGTGAAGTGCTCGGCGAAGTTCGTCGAGAACGGCGCCTGGGCGACGGTCTAGCTCGCTGACCTCGATGAGCGGGCGCGCAGGGCTCGGCGCCCGCAGGAGCGCGGAGCATGAGCGCCAGTGCAGGATTCCCGACGACCCTCTACACGACCGGGGCACCGGTCGCGATGACGGGCGAGGCCACCACCGACGACGGGACGCACGGCGTCTTCCAGGTGACGAACGCTGCGAAGCGGATCATCGACCCTGCGCATGACGTCGCCGTGTACGTGAACGGCAGCCCGGTCAGCGGAGCAAAGTTCGTCACCGTCAACCACCTCTTCGGGATCATCACGATCGCCTCAGCGCTGAGCCCCGGGGACGTCGTCACCATCGACGCCTACTACTGCCCGCGGCTGCAGATCGCCACCGGCAAGAGCGCGGGCTTCACGACGAAGCGCGACTACCCCGACGCAACGGTCTTCAATGCCGTAGCAGCTCGCACGAAACAGATCGGGCTGAAAGACTTCGAGATCTCCCTGGAACTCCTGGAGGACTCGCTCACCGACCACGACCCAGGAGCGGGCCTTGTGACGCTCCAGGCGGCGCTTCTGGCCGGGACTCCATTCCTCGTCGAGGTACTCCTCGGCGGCACAGGGAGCTACTGGCGTGGGTGGGGGCTCATCCAACAAGACGACCTGAAGGCCCCCGTGGACGGAATGGTGAGCTCGGCCGTGAAGCTCGTCGGGCTCACCAGAATATCGAACCACTTCGCGGTTAGCGGCCTGTACGGCGATCACGTCGTCTGGGCCTTCGGCACCTGAAAGGACGGACATGGGAAACGCGCGCGCGGTTCTGCTGGGCTCGACCCGGCGCAGCAAGCTGATCACCGTCGAGAAGCCGAAGGCCTGCGAGTCCTGCCACGGCTGCGGAGTCGTCCAGGACGGGCCCGCCCCTGCTCTCTGCGCGGGCTGCAACGGCAGCGGCGAGCACGGGACCGAGTCTGTCCAGGTACTCGTGAAGCAGCCGACCATGGGAGGCCGTCGCCGCATCCTCGAGGCCGGAAAGTTCCAGGGCTCCGAGATGGGAGACCCGACCTCCGGCCAGATCGAAGCGGTGATCGTCTCGGCGCACTACCCGGACAGCGGCAAGCCGATGTTCGAGGCCACCGACCGGGAGGCGCTGCTGGAGCAGCCGGCAGGCGGGTGGCTCGATGCGATGGCAGCCGAGGCAATGGCGATGGTCTCACCGGCGGCGGGGGTCGCCGGGGGAGCGGGCCCTTCGACGGCGGCGTCGGACGCGAACGCCGGTGGCTCTTCTTCCTCGCCCAAGACGTAGTTCACTGCACCGTGGCCGAGCTCGAGGAGCGGCTGAGCCCGGATGAGTTCTTCGAGTGGATCGAGCACCTGAAGATGCGAGCGGAAGAGGAGAAGCCGCGCAGGTGAGCCTGGGAGGTAGCCGTGGCCGTTGACCTGGGAACACTCACCGTCAAGCTCGCGGCCGACGTCGCCGAACTGAAGAAGGGGCTCGACCAGGCCAACGCTCAGATCAAGGGCGTATCGGACACGGCCAGGTCCGCCGGCCAAGCGATGGTCGGAGCCTTCGACGGCGTGGTCGGCCAGATGAAGGGGATCGGGAAGGACTTTACCAACCTCGGGAAGGTCCTCGGGAAGGTGTTCTCTGAGAACGCGAGCCCCAGCACCAAGGCCTTTGCCCAGGAGATCGAGAACCTCTCAGGGGTGAGCGGGGAGAGCTTCCGGCGGATCGGTGAGGGGGCGAAGACTGCGGGCCTCGCCATCAAGGGAATCGGCACCGCGATCGGGCTCATCAACGGACCGATGGCGCTCATCGCCGGCGCCGCGGTTGGCCTGGTCGGCGGGTTCATCGTGCTGCGGGACGCCATCAAGAACGGGTTCACTGTCGCCCGAGACGCGCTGCTCGTGATCTTCATGGGGCCGTTTGGGATTGCCGCAGCGTGGATCGGCGGGTTCGTCGACCAGGTCAAGATCGTCTGGCGGGAGTTCGGCGGCTCGATCACCAGCACGTTCAAGTCGGTCTGGTCGTCGGTGGTCGACGCGTCGAAGGCTGCAGGGGCGTTCATGATCTCCTCCGGCCAGTGGATCCTCGACGCCTACGTGAAGGTCGCGACGGGCCTCCGGGACGTCATGGCCGACGCCTTCCGCTGGATCCTCGCCCAGGCCCTGGATGCTGCCGTCGCCATCGGGAGGATCCCGGGCATGGAGGGCGTGTCGAAGGGGATGATCTCCGGGATCTCGACCGCTGCCTCGGGGGTCAACGCTGCCCAGGCGGCCTTCGATCCGGCCGCCCTGGTCGTGGCGATGAAGAGCGCGATCAGCTCCAGCATGGACTGGTTCGCCAAGGAGGGAGCCAAGGCACTGGCGGCGATCGGCGATGGCGCGAAGGGCCTCTGGACCGATGCCAAGTCGACGTTGAGCAAGGGCTGGAGCGACCTGATGAACCTGCTCGGGCCTAGCAAGGACGCGATCGGAGACGAGACCAAGGCTCGAAAGGACGCGGCGAAGGCCGAGAAGGAGTGGATCGCCGCCTACATCCAGGCCGAGGAGCAGATGAAGAAGGCCTCCGAGGAATGGGTGAAGGAGTACGTCGAAGAGCTCAAGTCGATGAAGGACGCAGGGAAGCGCGCCCAGATCAACACCCCCACCGGGTCGAATCGCATCGGCCGACTGAGCACTGCCGAGGGTGCTCCCGCTTCCATGCAAGGGAGTGGGCTGCAGCAGGCCTACCAGCAGGGCGTGACTGGGTTCCAGGGCGCCATGGCCTACAGCGCAAAGCCAGGTGGCCCTCCTGTCAGCGACGCGTTCACTGGCGCCGCAGGTCCAGCTGGAGCGATGGCGAAGTCCCTCGCCTCGGGCGACTTCATCGGCGCCATCACCGCGCTCGTCGCCAGTTCGAGCCAGTTCACGCGCCTGATGAACAGCCTCAACGGCATCTTGAAGATCGCGGCCGACGTCGTCGGCACAGTGCTCGACCCCTTCAACGACCTGATCACGAAGATCGGCGGCTTTCTGACCCCCATCCTCCAGGCGATGACCCCGCTCTTCACCGGGCTGGCGTCGGCGGTCGTCCCGATCGCCGTTGTGCTGCAGGTCCTCACTCCCGCCCTGGCGGCCCTGGCGCCGATCATCAAGGCGTTCTTGTCCGTGGTCGTCCTGCCGTTCAACGCTCTGGCGTACGCGGCCGGGATTCTCCAGCCAGTGATCACCGGGGTTGCATGGGCGTTCCTCAAGGTGGCCGAAGGGATCTCCTGGGTCTGGAATGGAATCGTCGGCGCCGTGCAGTCCATCATCAACGGCCTCGGGGACATCGCCGACCTCGTGGGGCTGGGGGGCCCGATCCACGACGTCGCCAACGCCCTCAACTCGCTCAAGGTGGACATGGGCGGGGTGCAGAACATGGAGAGCGACCTGCTGCACCCGGGCGGTCTGGAGATGCCCTCTGCCGGCGTCGCCTACCCGAAGTCCGACCCCGCCGAACTGAAGAGCGCGGTCACCGCCAACACCGTAGCGACGACAGAGAATACTGCGGCGACCAAGCAGGTGGCCGAGGCGATCACCAACCTCCCCGCCGGCTTCAAGGTCCAGGCGGCCCGCTACAACTCCCAGGACGCCCGCGAGCGCCAGGCGGTCATCCAGACGGGCTCTCCGATCATCGGGGCGCCGGCGTTCCAGGGAGGCTGACCCATGTCCTTCCTGACGCTGAACGGAATCGCGGCCCCGGCGCTGGTAGAGGGCTCGAAGAAGACGACGATCGAAATCGCGGATCGTGGGACGGCCTTCAGCGGCGCTCCGTACGTCAGCCTGCGCCGCCGAAAGAACCTCTACAGCGTGCGGCTCGGGCCGTTGTCGCAGTCCGACGCCGACGCCTGGGCCGGGCTCGTGGCAGGCGATGGCCACCACTGGACATTCGACGCGGACCTCTACGCCGACGATGGGTTGACGTACTCCACGCTGGCCAACGCTGCGGTGAGCTCGACCCACACGAAGTTCGGTGCGAAGTCGCTGAAGTTGACCGCGACGACCGGGACGATCACCTTTCCGACTGCTCTCGTGGAGCCGTGGACGGTCATGGTATGGCAGTACAAGGTCGCCTGGCACTGGGTGGTGGTGAGGTCCGACGTCGCTGGGGGCTGGACGGATGGGGTCTACAACGCAGGCACCAGCACGAGCTGGCTTTCTGTCGCCGGCTCCACGGTGCTCTCGGAGCCGATCGGGCTCGACACCTGGTACGACGATCTGATCATTCTCCCCTACCTGGTCCCCGCCTCCTGGATTGCCTCGCTCTACTCCGCCGCGGTGGTCTGGCCGACGGGGCTCGTGGCTACCGGAGACATGATCTCCAATGGCCCGCGCTCGGTGCTCGGCAAGGTCAACGACCGCAACCAGGAGCAACTCGTGCTGGCCGGGAGTTGGGCGGACAACGCCGAACGCCTGGACATCGACCTCGAGGAGGTCTGAGCCGTGCGAACGCCGACTGTCGGCGAGACCGCCATCCTCGGCGCCGCCACTGGCATCGGCGCTGGCGTCACTTGGTTCCAGGTCTTCGTGAAGGACACCGGGGGCAACTGGATCAACCTGTCGAGCCAAAACGGGATCCTCACCGACTGGGTCACGGAGGTCGTCTACGGCGAGAAGGTCGACGACCCGGTCGCGACCGCTGAGTTCTCCGTGGTGCGCGCCGTGCGGTACTTGTCGCTTGCTTCCTTGATGCAGTCGAGCAAGTGGAATCGGGTGACGACCTACTACTCCCCGCTCCTGTTCCCCGGGCGCGAGGTGCTCATCGAGACGGCGCTGGTCCCGCGCGGCGTCACCCCGGCTGCGGGCGACTGGCGCCAGGTCTTCGACGGGTACATCGACGACGTCGAGGACGGTGGAGACCCGATCAAGGTGCGATGCCGGGACCTCGGCGGGCGGATGCAGGACGCGTGGATCGAGGAGGAGAGGATCTACGGCTGGACCCCGCTTCTCTCCAGCCTTCCAGCGTGGGCGCCCTCGACGGTCTACGGCCCGTGGGCCGTGGTGCACCCGACCGCCGGCTCGACCTATCACTTCACGGCCACGTCCAGGCTCGGCTGCACGAGCGGGACCGTAGAACCGACGTGGACATTCGCCATCTACGACAGCATCGCCGACGCGGTGAACGGCTGGATCTGCCTCGGGACGACTCCCACGCAGTACGGGGCCAAGCTGTGGCAAGCGGGCATGGCCGTGGCCGTCGGGGACGTCGTGGCGTTCCCGTATCAGTCGTACATCGATCCCAACCGGCAGGAGTATTTCGTCTACCGCTGCGCGACGGCGGGCACCACCGGGACGGTCGCGCCGGTGATGGACGGCAACGACTGGCTGACCTACATCCACGACGGGTCGGCCTACTGGGCCCGGATGAACAACGTCTACTGGCCGGACTGCGCGGCGTACCCGGCCTGCGAACTCGAGGACATTATCCGGCAGATCTGGGGGGACTGGTACGCGACGGGCAACTCGTTGCAGATCCCGACGCCCTCGAATTGGGCGGTGACCCCGTACACCCAGGCTCGCCGCCCAGTGCTCGAGGCGCTTCGAAACCTGGCCGCCCAAATTGGATGGGACTTCCGGCACAAGTGGAACGTCGCGCTCGGCGCGTTTAGCCCGACGCTCGTTTCCCCGAACCGGTCGAAGGTGGCCACCGACTGGCAGTTCTACTCGAAGGACTACATCGCGGTCCCACGCGCCAGCTTCTCGCTCACCGACATCCGCAACGCCATCGATGTCGTCTACTCGGACCGCTCGGCGCTCTCGACCGACGGGGTGAACTACCAGCGGAAGACGGTGACGGTCGAGGACGGCGACTCCATCGACACGTACGGGCGCCGGTGGGCCGAGATTGCCGAGGCGTCGAACAGCAACATCGACACGGAAACCGAGGCGCTGGCGCTGGCGACAGCCGCTTGCTCTGACCTCTGCAACCCAACCGTTGAGATGGACATCGAGCTGCACTTCCACTTCTACCCGGTGGAGCTCGGGGACCTCTACCTGTTCCTCGCCAACGGGGTGCACTTCGACACGAACCAGTCCCTCGCGGTCGTCGGCTACCAGCACACCCTGAAGCACGGCGAGTGCCGCACCACCCTGAACGTGCGCGGGTCTCCCACGCTCGGGAAGCGGGTCTGGCTGTCGAGGATCACCACGGCGGGCACCGCGAAGCCGGCGAGGCTGAACCCGCCAGCGCCGCCCTGCTCGCTCACCATCACCAACGCTGCCGGGCGGTCTCGGGTTTCGTTCGCCAAGGGCAGGAACTCTGACGCCCAAGGTGCCCTGCTCTTCGAGCTCCACATCGGGGCGAACGGCTTCGTCCCGTCGCCGGCCTCGTTCGTTGAGAGCACGGGCGGCAACGCGTTCACCGTGTTCCGGGCCGCCGGCACCTACTACGCGAAGCTCATCACCCGCGACCAGCACGGCAACGTGAGCGCGCCCAGCGCGCAGTTCACTCTCGTCCCGACCTAGCGGACCCCTCAACCGGCCTCGGACTCTGAGGAGGTTGGCGCCCCCTCCGCGGCGCCTGGAGGAGTCCATGCGCAAGTCCCTGTTCGTCGTCGCCGGCGCCGTCCTCGGCTCGGTGCTCCTGGCTGGCCTGGTGTCCCGCGTCTCCGCCAGGTCCCCCAACTCGAACGACAACCTGGTTACCGAGTGCGAGAAGACGGTGGACGGGGGCTCGGTCTGCAAGGACCAGTACCAGACGATGGTCCTCGAGCCGGACGGAGGCTCGCGAGGAGCGCACGTCGACAACTGGCCGCCGAACCTGACCCCGGATGCGGCCGCCGGAATCCCCACCACCCTCTCGACCTCCACCTACCAGCAGGAGGAGGTGCTCTGCGGACTACAGCCTGACGCTGGCGTGGACGCAGGATCCTCCAACTCCCCGACCTGCACGCCGGTCCCCACGTTCGCGGGGCAGCGGACGGTCGACTTCAACAACAAGCTCTCGGCGGTCACCGTGTACGTCTGCCCCTCGAGCACGAGTTGCACGACGCTGACGGGAACGCCGCTGCTCGCCGGCGACCAGTGGGCGGCGGACTGGGGCGACGGCGCTTGTTGCCTGAGCGGTGGTGCGCCACAGAGCGCGAAGGCCGGACTGCGCGTCACGCAGGCGAAGTGAGGCGGCCCATGCGCGCGCTCCTCATGGCGCTCGGGCTGCTGGTCGCGGCCCCGGCGCTCGGACAGCAGCAGCACCGCTCCCAGGGCCAGTCCTCGCACGTTCAGGGCCTGGGGTCCTCCGGCCCGAGCGCGAGCGTGGTGGAGGCGTGGAGCGCGAGCCCGACCGGGGGCGACTGGGGCCTGGGCACCCCTTCGATAGACTGCACCGCAGATCCCGCTGGAGGCACGATGACGTGCACTGGCGGAGTGACCGCTACTCCTGTCGGAGCCCCCACCACAGGAAGTTCCAGCTTCTTCAGTTCGGGCGTGATGGGGTTGAGCGATCCTGCCGTAATGTGCAGTATTGCCAGCTACTTCTCGATGAGTGGTGCGAACATTGTGCTTGATGTTAACAACCTGACCTACTGTGGCGATATTTGGACTCCAGCAATTGGAGGGGGGTATTTCATTGACCCCAGCATGGGTGGGGTTGGCTACAACGCGCTGCTATATATGAATGCAGGGACTCTTTATATGCGGGTTTGTAGCGCAGGTTCTTGTGTAGGTTCAGCCATCGCCGCTGGTGTGTCTGCGGGATTCCATTCTGTGTGTGCCTCGTATAAATACGTCGCTGACGGCACCAGTGTTGTTGCATGGGCCATTGATGGCATTTCAGGATCCTCAGCAGCTAATCCTGGTCC